AGCTCCAGAATTTCATCTTTATCTAGGCTATCATAACCAGAATAGTATTCAGATAACCAATACCGCATCCTTCTGTAATCATTAAGCACTATGTGTTTAACCTTCATTTCTTATTCTTGTTTATTAACCAAATGAAACATCCTGTCCATACTAGCATACAAAAGCAGAACACTAGAAACAAGGGTGCAATCTCAATTACATACTTGGGAAAGCTTTCCATAGATTCCTTTTTTTGTTAACCGATGTAACAAGCGATAGCACTCCATTATATCAGGGTCAATCTTCAAAGCCTCGTGGAGATGGTTGATAGCCTTTCTCATCCTCTTTAGATGAATGTAACACTTCGCCATTGATAGATGTATATCTGCTCTGGTTTCAGGGTTCGGGTATGAATCACACACCTCACTAAAGTAGAAGATAGCTAATTCGTATTTACATCTAGATATGTACTCCTTTCCTAAATAGTAAAGCTCTCTCGGTGCGTTAGGGTTGTCTTTAAGGAACTTCTTTAGGATTCTGATACCCCTATCCCTATCGTTGTTAAACGACCAGCCTTCGTTAGTTGAGGTTATTTCTACATTGATATGTCCGTCTGCTTGTCTGTTGATGTAATTGTGAGCAGCACCTTTCCAGTAGATTCTAGTAAGGTCGTTCTTGTACACCCTCGCTTGTACTGCTAACGCTTCTTCTGTCCTGGTGTGACAGGTGTAAACATCTCCTTTGTGCTTCTTGATATATTCTTTAATGAAATCAATAGTACCAGAAGTTACATATTCATCTGCATCAATAGTGAATATCCAATCAGATGTACAATAACTGATAGCCTTATTCCTTGCTTCAGCAAAGTCATCCCGCCACTTGTCATAGTAAACAATAGCTTTATTCTTTATACATATATCGGGGGTGGAATCTACTGAACCCGTATCCAGAACGATAATCTCATCCGCATCTTGGATACTTTTAAGGCATCTTTCGATTACCTTAGATTCATTCTTTACAATTAAAACTGCTGCTAAACTGATGGTGGTGCTACGTATGTGCATTGCTCTGTTACTTGAAGTTCACCCTCAAAACGAAAACCGAACTTTGGCAAATATACATATTCTCCCTGATCTTTTATCGTGTAGGTTTTAAACAAGTCCTCAACCTTCTGACTATAAACATTTTGTAAGTTAAAAAAACCTTTCACTCCAGGAATCTTTCTGCTTAGAATCTCCACTATCTCATCCTTTACCGTTTGAAGGGTGTATCTCCAGTCTACTGATGAATCACTATTGTCGAATAATAGCTTCTGAATGTCCCCGTAAACCACCAGAGCGATGTTCTGCTTGATGAATGAATACCTCCAACGGGAGATAGCTTCCTCCGCGTCAGGAGCCGTGTACTGAATCGGGTCATCTACATCAATAAATCCGTAGCCATTCCATTGATCGTTAGCTAAAAGGTCGATCCAATCTTTAGTATTGGTCTGATAAATGCCTGGATAAACCCTCTCGTCAGAATCTACCCTGTGCTGCACTTGACCATAGAAGGTAATAGGTAAGGTGATATTATCATTTAAAGCCGTTACAATGCCCTTTATAGCCCTATTTAGGTTGGTTTCCGTGCCTACTGTAAAGGCTAATGTCGGTGAGGGATTCTTTTGGCTCATATTACTGATCTTACTTTTCTAAATAGTGGATCTAACTTCTTTGATGCAATCGGAGATACTAACTTCTGGAGTATCTTTTTATTTGCCTTTGTTAATCCAAACAGGTCATCATACATATTATCTAAGAAAACAGAGTACGTTGTATTCGGAGAAGCCAGTTCGATACGATCCTCCAAGTATGCGATAGTAAAATTACTGTGGTAGTTCTTAGTATCCTCCAGGTCAACGAAGGAGATTTGTAATCCTTTGCGTCTTCTGGACTTCTTTGTGCTTTTAGCGTACCTTCCGATCTTTTTGTTTTTTGCATCTTTCCCTCTTAATTGCTGATCTACGTTCATCTGAATGATCTCAGATTCCACTTCCTTGAGAGAGGCATTAAGGATGTTTGGCAACTCTTTGATTGCTACCTCTATCCTCTTTTGCATCGCTTCTAGTTCCTCGATCATAGTAGAAATTATTTACTCTTTTCACTCTCTTAGTGGAAAATTATATCGAACTCATCCTAATGCTTTTGTTGTTCGTCTGTCTGAAACAAGGAGAGTTAAATTCACTCATATCAAAATCAACTGCATCTATCTCTCTCTTTAACTCAGTTTCCAAGCCGTAGAAGTTGGTGTCTATTACTCCCTTTAGCTCGAAAGCCATATCTTTCTTCAGCGTCTCCGAGATTCTATTTACCCTATTCGAGTACATTATCTTCCTTGCGACAAACACCGCCATGAACTTCATTACAAGCTGCGTAAAGCGTTCCTTTTCGGTAACTAAAATATCTGTTATGTCACACAGCACGGAGATATTAAGATTCAATCCAAAGTTGCCCACTTGAGGATATGAAGTATCTTCGATGTCCCACATCAGGTGTCCGTTTAAACTTGCTGCCTCAACAGAGATCGGTTCTACTTTTGCGAACTTGTTGTATATATTATAGGAGTACTTGTTATATACGTCTTGATTACAATTCTCGCAAGGGCTTTTAGTGTAGTCCCATTGCTTTTCGATTGCTTGTCCTGTAATGTCATCTTCATAGTAGCCGATGAAATAAGATCCACCAGAGTCTACCTGATTAGCTACCGTAGTTTGGTCTATATCCGAGTAGTATAACATGGTATCTGTAAGGGCTACCCATTGAAACGCTTTAGCCGTTTTAGTGGTGCTTACGTTCTGAGTATAAACAGGGTCTATCTGTGAAGAATGAAAGACGTAGATAGTTAGATCGGTTTGATTCTGGGTAAACTGCAAGCCTAGATAGTTTAATTTAACTGCTATCCCGTTGAACTTACCAGGGGTTACCTTCAATCCTACGAATCTACCTTCGTTGATAACTGTTGAACTCATAGACCCAGCACCCTCAAAGATCATCACCTGATCCCATAGTGCTTTAGTCGATTTAGTTAGTTTCTTTTTGCTTAACACAGCTTCAATAGCCATGACCCCCACTTGCTTGTTTGTGTCCAATAGGTACTGCTCCAGTAATGACCTCCACCACGTAGGGTTAGAAGCGGGTGTTTTACCTGTGTTTGCTGCTGCTAGTGAGATGTAAGCCGTTCCACTAGAGATTACCTTATCACCAGCTCCGTAAGTCGTACCACCAGCGTATGCAGCTATTCCCATATTGTCAAAGTCCTCGCAGATGGCATCCATGTTCTCTATCGACAAGAACGGGTACTGATCTTGGAAGTACAGCCCTGAATCTGTCGTAGTCGTTGCCGATGTCAGACTAGGATAGTCTGGATTGCTTGGGGTTCTCCACCCTACTAGGTTGGCGAAAGCGGTCTGGATTTTGGTTACATCGTACATCATCTGTGAAAGATACTTATAACTTGTGAAAAATGCTTACTTATGAGTGCTTATTGTCCTTAACACTTAAAATAAAAGGACACCCCCCCGAAGGGGATGCCCAGTTAGGATCAAGTCTTTGAAAGACCTGCTTTGTAGATAGTGCCAGGAAGTGTTGTCGAGTCACTATTATAGGCTCCGATAAATGAATAATCAAAACTGAAGTTGAAGTTTTCAATCATTGAAGCTTCAAAGCCGTTTCCAGCTTCGGTAGAATTATCACCGCAAGTGCTTTGATAGAGTAAGCCTACTTCGATCCCAAGTAAAGGAAGGAAGATGGTCGACCACTCTTTTCCAGCGGTTGATGTGTTGCCCATCCTTGAGTCAGGATCAATCCATGTGAGGAAACCTAAAGAGCCAGTAGGCATTGCGAATACTGTTGCAAAGTCTCCAGCAGCTACGGTTACCCGATTGCTATAATGGAATGAATATCCCATGAACTCATAAGAGTAATTCTCAGCGTTTGCCGATCCTTGATTAGAAAGATGACGTACTAAGGTATTCACTCTTGGTGAGCCTACGATGTTATAACCACCATAAAGATCATTCGTGGTCATAATAGCCTCCAGCTCATTGAAGAACTGCTCACGGTCTGCGAAAGGAACTACCATCGTGTCAGAAGCAACTGCATAAGGATTGTCCTCTGCATTGTTGACGGCTGCTTTGTCGGTGTTCAAATCGGTATAGGCTAAAGTGTCAAGCTCTGCCAGGAGATGCAACTGCATATCCCAAATCTTCTTATTAAAGTCATCTTGATACTTAATGTAGTTATCTCCGTACTGAGAAGGAACCATGTGGAATCCTACTGCCTTAGTTGCCCAAGTCGGGGTAACATAAGCGGAAACATTAGAGTTAGTCAGACCAGTACAGCTTCTAGTTGTAGTAGTTGTAAAGGTCTTTTTGTTAATCACAGGTATAGTTACCGCATGATCTTCAGCCATCTTTGCTTTCTCAAGCTCGGCTGCATTAACGAGGTTAGGAGTGTCTTTCATGTAAGCATCCAAAGCCCCATAAACTGATGGACGATGTTCGTAATAGTCCATTGATTGGTCTGCGTATTTCGCTCTGTAGGAGTCCAATACTGTTGCTGCTAAATAAGCCATTTTATTATTAGATTAAAGGTTCATAGTTGACAGGGGCTTCGCCTAACCTTACTGCATTTCTTTAGTGTACTTCGCAAACACAGCCTTATATTCATCCGATTGAGGTTTCATATCAGGGAAGTTTGTACGCAAGTACGTTGTTAATTTAAGCGGGGTGTTCACGGTAGATGGAACTTCGACAGTTACAGGGGTATCGTCTTTGCCTTTACCTTCTCCCTTCGTTCCTAATCCTGGCTGTTGTTTGCCATTGTCAAGAATAGGTTTCAATTTAGATTGTAAAAGCTCTAACGGAGTGACAACTGCGGCATCTGTGCCACGCATCACCTCTCCTTCTGTGTTCTTAAAGACTAACTTCCCGTCATCATTGAAGTCGGCTATCGAAACCAAGTCCTCCAATACTTTATTAACGAAAGGCTCACGGACTTCGTCATTGATGATCTCTTTAGGTAGGAATTTAAAACCTACCATAGAATGATTCAGTTCTGATTTGATCCGTGTCTTCTTAAACTCTGTACGTTCCTTCTTTACTCCTTCTTCCCAATCAGCCTTAGAGGTCTTATGTAGCTTCTCCAACCGTTTCACTTCTCCTTGCAAATCAGTTATCTTTTCCTTTGCTACTTCGTCTATCTTGCCGTCTTTGAGTTTAACCTCAAGTTCAACAAGTTTCTCCTTAGTTGATGAGAGTTCATCTGATGCAGTCTTGAGCTTCGTGGCTTCATCTTTGATCCATTTGTAACCCTTCATTCCGTCAGGTTTCTTAGTGCCTACGATACCCTCAAAGTCTGCTTCATAACGAGAATGTAAATCCCCGATCAATGGTTTGATTCCTTTTTCGATTTCTTGCTCCTTGAAATTAGCGAGGAAGGTCGCTTCTTCATCGGCAGTTCTCACCACGAGATCCGCTTCAGGGTTCTTTTCAAATAATTCTATTACTTGTTCTTTTTTCATACCGTCTCCTGGTATTAGTTTATAATTAGATTAAAATTTCCTCAAGTAAAGTTTCACATAGCCATTGATAACTTGTACTCCCGTTCCAGCCTGTGATACATAGATTCTCATATACTTACCCAGATCACCAGTTACACTCTGCCCTAATATCGTTGTATCGGTTGTGAGAGTATAAGTTTGTAAGGTAGTCCAGTTCGTGTTGTCGTTAGATGTTTGAACCGTTACCGTGCTTGTTGCTGTCCCTGATGTTTCAGCATCCGTAATCTGGTAAGAATACGCATAGACCCCGTTAAGCGATCTAGGATAGACTCCAGAGTAGGTATCCGTATTGGTTAAGGTTTCAGCATCTATTACGGTATAGACTTCTGGTGCTGGGAAATAAAACAACTCAACTTCAGGATAAATCTGGAAGTAAGTCTTTTGCTTAGTTGTTTCAGCCGTTCCTGTTTGCAAGGCATAGACCCTTAGATAAGGATACAGAAGCCCAGTTACGCTTGTTACTGTCGCATATCCAGAGGCATTCGCTATCGTTTGGATTGTATCTAAGTCCACCCAATTAGATCCGTCTAAAGACCCTTGAATGTAACTTACAGTTGAAGCTCCTGTACCAGCAATCTTTACTGATGCGTGTTGAATAGCATAGCCGTAAGGCGTTAGAATCGGTTGAGGATACTGCATTGATGCTGTATCAGCTCCCGTGAGTGTGTCGTAAGCTGCCGAATACCAGGCAGCATTGTTCTGCGAGTAGGACATTACAGCCATCAGCAAACCTACTACGATGATCATTGCTTTTTTCATTTGTTTTTAATTTAAGTTGTTGATATATGTAATCTCCTATTTATAGGCTATTTAATTTTCAAGTTGCACCCAGGTTGGCGGTGTCCCGCCCTTCAGTCCGTAGAAGTGAGCATCTGATGTTTTGTAAACGATAGTGCCTATCGCTGCCGTACTTCCTACTCCTGTCGTGTCCCCTGCGATAAGCTGTATGCGTGTGGCAATCACAGGCGCATCGAAGTTGTACGTTGTGGCGTTCTCAAACACCGCCCCGTCATCGGTATCTATTGTCATCCCCCAGTTATCTCCATCACCACCTGATATTCCTATCTCTGGGGTTACGTCATTAGTGAGTATATATACAGCATTAGTATCCTGCGCTTCCGAGGCACTTGATATTTTGGTATTAATATCTGAGTCTGTTAAGCACATTGCCGAATTTGCATCATAAACAGATATTTGATGATATGGTGACTCTCCACCGAAGCTCAAATATGCAGAGGTGTTCAGGCTCATCAATCCTAATGAACTGTTCTTCCATTCAAACCCTAATTTTCCAGCACCTAAAGGACCCCATGTTGTTGCTGACTTATCCCCTACTGAGAAATTCATAGGAGCTATCGTAGGTGTTGCCTGGGTTGTTACCGCCCTGAATGATATACCATGATCGCTTGCGTAATCTGTTATCCCGTACATCGTAACTCCTCCGTGAGTACCATCCCCAATCTTTAACCTGCCATACATATCAGTACTTCCGAGTGCGGTCATGCCGTGAGCGAATCCTGTCTTTCTTAATTCCAGCGGTTCACTGTCTATTGTCAGGTAAGTAGATGACCCGTCATCGGTCCAGAGGGAAGAGCCAACCCCACTTATTGCATCGTCCACGTACTTCTTTGTGGTAGCATTAGCGTTTGTATTTGAGTCGGACATTATATACTGGAGAGCGTGAAGATCGTCTACATACTTTTTAGTCGTAGCGTTTGCATTCGTGTTACTATCTGATTTTATGAATTGGAGAGCATGAAGGTCATCAGTATATTTCTTTGTGGCTGCGTTGGCGTTGGTGTTACTGTCTGCCATCACAAAATACCTGTCATCAATGGTTACTGTTACAGTTCCAGCATCAGTCTGTGTTAATGTAACAATCCCAGTCCCCGTCCCAAATGAAGCAGATGCTATACTATTATCATACGCAGTATTCCACTCGGTAGATGTACCTCCTGTTGCGGTGATGATTCCAGTAATACCTAGATTTGCTGTACCGAAGTTCCATTTACCATCAGTGATGTTATCAATAGTTTCGCCATTACTACCTCTAATCTCAGCAGTATTAAAAGTGGCACCACTTAAATCAAATCCATAATCCCATGTATTAGCAGCCGTTCCTAAAATTGAAGAAGCTGTAAATCCCGCTGCCGATTTCTCAGCATAATAGTTATATCCTTGTGCGATAGTTGCTGTATTATCTCTTCCAAGTAATGTTTTATTTGCTATTGCCGTCCCTGCAAATACTGTGGTTTTTCTTATACTTACCTTATCGAAAGATCCGACTACAAATGAAGCAGCATTACTCATATCTCTATCTAGTGTTGCCTTACTTTCACTTCCAACTAATGTCCTTACTTCGGTTTTTGCAAGTCCTTCTCCTAGTTGAATGCCAAAGAACCCCCCTTGCATCTGATCCTTAGAATTAAATGGATCATCGCCTGTCATTTTCCCGGTACCCGATATGATATGCTGCCTGTCCATTGTGGCAATATCCGTTAAAGACTGATAATAATCAGAGCCGAATCTTCCCGTAAAGGTTAGGTCATCGGCACTTGCATTTGATATTACATTACCGCTTTGAAATGTAACATCTCCTGAAGTTGTAATTGACCCGGTATTTAGTGTTGTCGTTACCGTTAGCGTTCCAAATGTTACATCTGAAGTGGTTAATACATTCTGATCCATGTCATATAGCTCATTTGCACCTTGCCCGGTATTTAGAGTTGAGACAGTTGTTGCCCCCGCATATAAGGCTTGTGTGCCTGTTCCAAGTGTTGATCCTAAAGTTAATGATGAAGCGTCTGCGATCATCACATCGGTTGCTCCAGTCATTGTCGTACCAGAGGATCGGTCTGCATAGCCTATGTAAAGGATTCCCTTTGATGCGTTGTTAGCACTCTGAAAATACCAGAATGGCTCTTGAGCATCGCCAGCATCTAGGTCGTTGAGAACTAGCTGTTGCGTTCCGTCTGTGCTTAAAGTAACCAACCCTACACTTGCACTCGCAGCAGCATCATAGAAATGCGATCCTGTTCCAGGTACACTTAATTGATTAGCTAACAATATACTTGTAGCAGCATCCCACTTCAAATTAGTCTCGCTTGATGGCTTCCATGTTTGTGTAGCATGATCCCAATATGTCATTTGACCCTCAGCCGTCCCAACATCCATCGAAGCACCACCAACCCCAAACGATACCCATGCAGAGCCGTTGTAGTACTTCACCATGTTAGTAGCTGCATCATAGTAAATAGTTCCCTCTAAAGAGAAGGGTACGGTCATAGGAGTTAATCGCACAATCGGATCTGCTTCAACTTGTACTACTCCTGTCTGTGCAAATACCCCTACTGAGAGGAGCATTATTGCGATTGTGATTAGTTTCTTCACCGTGGTCTTACTTTTAAGGTGTACCATGCGTTAACGATTATCGTTTCGGTTGCCGTTACATCTACATACATCCTGTATTTATATCCTGGCATATAAGCCCCTTGCCATGCCGTCTCGCCCGATACCGAGTTTAAAGTTATGGCAGAGAATCCAGGAGCAGCGATCCAGCTTGATCCGTTGTTTCCCGTTGTCTGCAAGGTTACAGTAGTTGTAGAAGTTGTCGTACTAGCCCATGACATATTCAGGAAATACGTATAATCAGCCGAAGTGGTTAATATGTAACCTGTATCCGCTGTTATGGTGTCTGCTGTCACTAACTGGTCATAGTGCAGTCTTGCTCCCGATTGAGCTAACCCAAAGAATGGGAGCATGATTAAAATAAGAATTAGCTTTTTCATTTTGTTTTCTTTAATGGTTTACCTGGTTTCAATGCCAGATCATCTGTTTCGATGGGTACTGGCTTAATCGTTGGATCGTGAAGGATTACTAACTCAGTCCATCCACAAGCCGATTGTGATTCTGGCTTTCTCATCTGCTGAAAGTCCTTCTTGCTTACAATCACTTTTCTCTTTTGTTCCTCATAGACCTTCTCCTTTGCCCTATGAATTTTAAACGTCAATAGTAAATGGTACGAATCAAGCTCTGTCTCCTTGAGGCTGTAATTCGGATTTTTGTTGCATTGCATACTCTTGAATTTTTAGGTTTATATTGGTAATCTTCTGCTCAAAGTTGTTTGGGATGAAGTCAATCATATCACCAAACTGAAGCTCAAACATTCTTATGTATTTCAATAGGTTGATCTTTATTCTAATGTCAATCGGGTCGAGAACATCCTTCATCTCCATTACCTCCTGAGTTGTTAATTCAGGGAACGGATCTAAATGTTTGTATATCTCTGCCCTCTCTCTGTCTTTCTTTCTATGCTTAAAGGCTACATCGTTGATCTTCTCATTCATAGTGTCAAGGATTAAACTATTAACCCCCTTCTCCTTTGCGTTGGAATAAGCTTCCATTAACGCTTCGGCAGTCTCTAGGTAGAAGTCCTCACCGAAGTCTACTAAACATTCGGTAAAGAAGATGTCATATCTTAACCTTGCCAATGTGGAGTAAGTCCAGCACATGATCTGCTGGTAGTTCCTTGCGATATTCATCAGCACTTCTTCCCTACTCTTAAATGCTGCTTCGACTTGCTTTTCGTTTACAGCTTCATTCTCTAGCAACTCCCCACTTGCACCCACGCTTGAGGTGTATATGTCTAACTCTAAGCGAGTGGTTTCTTCAACCGAGTACTGGCACGCTTCGATCTCTGCTGGTACTACCTGGACAGGGTTTGCCATCATATCAGCCTGACCCGTTAGCGGAGGCGGTACTGTCATAAACGATCCAGCCCCCATTAAACCTTTACCCTTGTGTGTTGTTGCCTTCTCCTGACCTTCCCACCACGTGGGCTTATCTTCACTCTCATTGTCTTGCTCTATCTCATAAGTGATGTAGATAGGATAGGCAGCGTGCATATCTAAGAGCTTCTTTGAGGTCTTAAAGAACAGCAGCCAGTCTAAATCCCCTAACGAGTCTGTGATAGGGCTTCGCTTGTTGATGTAGTTTCCATCTTGTAGCTTATCACTCCAGAACATCCTAGCGGGACAGTATCCTAATCCATGTTGAACATCTGCCAACAAAGCACCTTTCTTTCGGTCTTCGTATTCATACTTTCGCATGGAGATCGAATCATAAACTAACAAGACTATATTACCTTCAGAGTCCTTATGCTTGAAGATGATGTACTCCATGTCGTTCACCTCATCAACCTTCATATCAATGATCTCACTCGGTTGGATGAAGTAAAAGTACGGCTCTGGTCTGTCTGTTAGCTGAATCTCTGGAAGGTCTACCACAACAACCGAATCTATTGAGGTCTTTAAAGCTGACCAGGATTCCACTTGCCACAGGTGCTTAGTGTTTAAGCTCTTTAGATACAAGGTGAAATCACTCTCGTACTCATCCGAAGCAAACACATACTTTTCAACGTAGTCCTTAGCGTACCAAACCCTTTCAAGAGCCATGAATATATCCTTCGTAAGCTCGTTAGTTGCTAATGGATAGCTCATCATTGACTCTACACGGTTCTTCTTATCTTCTGGCAGTAACTCTGAGATCCACATAAAGAACGTATCTACATACCGAGAGGCATGAAGCTTCTTCAGTATAACATCTGAATGAAACGACAGCCTCCTATGGTGTAGCTCTGATGCTTCTAGCTCCCTCTTATGTTGTGGGTTCTGAAGTAGATCGCTTATTTGTGTTTCGCTTAAGTTCATTTGTCCCAGTGTCAAATATGTATTCATCTCCAACGAGTTCCCAAACCTCATTCTTCGGGTGGCTCTCTTGCCATTGAAGGATTCTCTGGGCATATTGCAAATCTACCATCTGCTCTGTACCGCTTACAGAACCCCTCATCAGAATTTTCTTCTTAGCCATTACCAATCGGTTAAAGGGTTGAAGTTCGCTGTGGGGTCTGTGATAGTAAGATAGTCGCTCCAATTCTCAGGCATTGAGAACTCCATCATGTGTTCATCAAGTGCGTTGAATCCGCCAATCTTCTTATCAGAGATCCAGTACTCACTAACTGGGAATCCTTCAACAAGTATCCCTGTTGCAGCGTCTACCGTGTGAATCAAGTAGCCATCTTCATTTACAAAGATAACCTCAAGGTCAGGCTCACACATCAGTTCTTTCATACTCCTTATCGTAGCTACTGGGAATGTACGTAAGGTAAAGGAGAACTTAGTTGGCTCTGATCCAACTACCTTCGGGATGCCGTTTCTAACTTCGTTTCCTGATCCTACTGTGATGATCGCTCCAAATTCAATAACGGGGTTATCAATCAACGGGGTAGGTACAGCGTGAGTGTCATCGGCAGCAGCAAACAAGTTAGTCCACGTTAAAGCCAGGATGGCAGTGGCAACGTCTGCTATGTCAATGCTTCGGGCAAATACCATCTTCTGGATCTGACCGACATTCTCTGGACAAGTGATAGCGGTAATGTTGCTAATAGATGTCGCTGTGGGGCAAGTGCAAGTTAAGCTCATATCAAATATGTTTAAGGTTTGACTTAAATATAACTAATATCGCCTTGCTTGTAAAGTGTTATTTTATATTCGATTAAGTATGAAAGGGTTGTGAGATTTTAGAGCAGTCCTGTGTTTACATTTTAATCCTGAAAATAAAGGCTAATGTTTACAGATAGAAACAAAATGCGGTGTTTTGTTCCTACATAGAAACAAAAAAGCAGGGAGTTACCCCTGCCCCTGCTTACGGCTTTTATTTGACAGAGGTCATCCCCTCATGTCTTTCAAAGGTTTCAGCATCTTTCCTTCTCTTGCATTACCTTAATAACAGCCCAAAGGTTTTCAAGATGTATTGTCCCTAATGGTAACAGATTACCCTGACCCTTATACATTCCCTCTAAATAGAAAGCAAGGTCGATAAGCTCTTGACTATTTGCCTTATGATTAGGTGTTTTTGATTCTAGAAGTTCTGCTTCAGTCTGTAATGGTGTTGCTTTTAATGTCATATCTTTCGCTTTAAAGGTTTAAATATATATCCTAGTAATGTGAATATACATAGTCCGAGCCACCACAAGAATAGAACGGTGAAGATCATAGGTGAGAATAAGACTGCGATGCTGACGAGAAACATGTCTTTCTTTTTCATTTGGTATCTCCTTTTGCTATATACACTCTAAATTCATGGAAGTACTCCTCTATATTCTTCCTTGCGTTCTCAATAGTATCCGTGTCTTCATAGAACTCCATGCCTAATGCGAACCAGCCGAATCCACCTGAACGGTTCTGTATAAACCCAATACGGTATTTACCATACCATGCAATGTTGTCATACCTATAAAACGAATCTTCTTCTCTTTTCCAAACTACTTTCATATCCTTCTTTTTCATGGTTTTTCCTTTCTTTATTATCATCATAAAACCTTTACGAGATAGCAGTCCTTAGTGGTGTATCCTTTCATCAGTTGTGTTGTTTAATCTTTCGTATCGAATGTCCTAGTATATAACAAGCGTCTTTCATCGCATCTAAAGCGTGATCGTGTTCCTTTACAGGGGTGTTGATGTATTCGTTTTTCTTTTTATCGTACATCCAGGTATAGCTTCTCAGTTCCTTTATCAGGTTTGTACTTGACTTGGTTACATATATCTTCTTCGCTTGTAGGTTCTCAATGGCTTTATTTACATATCCTGGAAACTTGATTGAGCCTTTTACATTCAGACCGTTGTCTGCCAGTTCAGATATATCCTTTGGGTTTTCGCTATCAGCTATTATCAATTCCCTTCTAACTCCTAGACTCTTTATCATGTTAATCAGTACAGCGTTACTCAATCCTGTCTGGTAGATTTCCTGATGGACATAGACACAATCCTTCTTGAATACGATCCTTATCATCACGGTAGGAGAATTAGAGAAACCCCAGTCTATTGCAAAGAACTGAGTATCATTGAAGGGAAACTCTGCATCGTTGATCTGGTGCCAGTCTGTGTAGATCAGTCCTTCGATCTTTCCGACCATCCCTAATCCGTAAACCATCCACCAGTTCGCCCAGTAACTTGAGTCCTTTGCCTTCTCCCTTGCTTGTTCTATATCGTGTTTGATGCTATCGTTCAGCACTTCGTTATCAAGGTAGGTGAGTATAAGGGTTTCGGTATCTTCGTCTCTCTGAAGCTCCGTATGGACCCAGAACTCACTAACAGGGTTGAAGTCTATCCAGATAATCTCGTTGGTTCTTATCGCTAACTGATGATACGCTTGCCAGTTAACGTTGTTGGCTTCATTGATGTATAAAACATCCCGCCTTGCTCCTGTTAATCTACCTTCCTGGTCTGCTGAAAAGAACTCAATGTATGATCCATTCGCAAAGATATACTTCATTAACGACTTGTTATAGCTGCTTGTTTTGAATTGCTTTGTTTCAGCCATAATCTTCAGGAAGTCCTTTAATGCTCCTCTGCGAAGATGCGGGATAGTTTCTGAGATGACTGATATTTCCTTACGGGGATACTTAGCTGCATACGATATAAGCCAAACTAGAATAGCTATCGTCTTCCCTGCTGATGTCCCGCCCTGAACAACCCGCTTCTTTTTAGTCAGGGTCTTTATCTTGTCGACTGCTGTTGTATTCTGGATCATCAAATAGGGGTTCGCTGGTTTCTATTATCTGCCTTTCGGGCATAATTACTTCCATTGACTGCTTGGATTTTCCTTCCATCCTGTCGAATATCTCTATGATGGCTTTTATATCCCCATCGTTTGCCTTCTTTAGCAGCTTCCTTATAATGACATCCTGGAACTCCCTCTTTACCTTCTTCCCGTCAATGATAACATCTATCTTCTCACACAACATCTCCTTTAGAATAGTAGACATATTGCGTCTTCCTTTCGGTCTGCCATTTGGGTTATTCGTTTCACCTTTCTTGCATGGCTTCAAGTTCTCTGGTGCTCCTCCTGGTCTTCCCATTTCTATTATTGTTTTATTTTTGTTTAACTGCCTTATTTCCTGTGAAGTCTTCCCATCGTTTTATTATCACATCACAGTAGTGTGGATCAAGTTCCATGCCGTAGCATTTGCGAGATAGTTTTTCGCAAGCAATTAGGGTTGTGCCTGACCCAATAAACGGATCATATATTGATGAGTCGCTAAAATTTTCTACAAAGTGCAATGCAAGGCTAGTTGGGAATATAGCATTATGCTCTTTTATCTTATTCTCTGACTGTTTGCTGATATTTATTACATTAGATAGTGTTCCCCTGAAATACCTTGTGCCAATATGGCGGTTTGACTTTTGGCTAAAACAATGTATGTACTCATACTGAGAGTTTAGAACATTCTCAGCCATAGCCGGTTGTGCTGTTTGCTTATCCCAGATAATAGTCTCTGCGTATTTCGACTTCATATCATAAAGAAAGTCAATTAATGATAATTTATTACCAGATAAACTCTGTACATTTACAAACACATATTGACAATATTCTAAAGCTATAAGAGTTGATGACTCTAATAGTGAAAGATATTCTGTACTGCTTTTATTATCTAGGTCGTTTAGATACTTCGATTTTTTACCAGCCTTTAATTCTGTTGGCGTCTTTCCTGCATTATATGGAGGACTTGTAAACACCATATCCGCCTTCTCCCCGTCCATTAGTCTTTCAACATCTTCGGCCTTTGTGCTATCGCCACAGAGCAACCTATGATCTCCGAGTTGCCACAGGTCTCCAAGTTTACATATCGGATCTACCTCATCTGGGATAGCATCATCATCCGTTAATCCTTCTTCTGGTTCACTTCCCCAATCGTCAGGAAGCTCCAGGCCCCACTCTATGAGTTTATCTTGATCCCATTCGCTTTCTAGTATAGTCCAATCCCAATCACCAAAAGGAACGTTGTCTTCTATTATGAACCTTTCACGCTCATCGTCTGTAAGCTCCTGTGCTTGCTTCACCCAGTCATCTGGGATGTCTTTATATCCTAACTCTTTGAGTGCCTTATATCGCATATTACCGCCTAGTATCGTACCTTCTGCATCTATTACGATGGGACGGAGCGACATCATCTTAGGGAAGTCCTTAATGGAGTCAATAAGTCTCTTGAACCGCTCATCCTTTATCAGTCTGGGGTTGTCTTTGTTTAGTTTTATCTTTGATATTTTCATTTACACACTTAAAGTTTATTCGTTTCTAAAGTTTCTATTTTCTCAATAAGTCATATTCAACTATCATAGCACTATACTGATCTATGTTTATACAATGCTCATCTCCATTTGACATACGGACTCTTATTGTAAAGTCGGATCTCTCAATAGATACAATCTGCTCTATATTTAATTCAAGTGTCGTGGTAATGAAGAATAGTTTCATTCGTTCTCTTGTTTTATAAGGTAATCAGCCATTACAAATGATTGTTCTGCTATTAGCTTACCGAGCTTCTTCTTATCCTCGGCAGCTTCTTCATTCGCCCTTATACTCATCTCCTTATTTCCCATTACCCCACTAAGGTACCCCTGTGCTATCATTACGGCAGTCCAGTAGCGTTTGGACATACCTGGATGGAGGTTAGCTTCCCACGGCTTTTGATCTTCTGTGATTGTTTCACACGGGAATGCTGGTTCGTTTTTCATGGTAGTATGTATATAACTGCTTGTTTAATTACGGGTAATGCCTGATAGAGTAACATCCCTACTGTGATCCCTAATAGGAATACGATTGTGGGAAATTTCTTTTGTTCGCTCATGTCTTTATCTTTGAATGTTAAACAACTTTCGTAGTATCTGCTCCCGTGTCCTTGCTTGTATCTCATCGAACCCTCTCAGGAATAGCTCCCACTCCTTATGATGGTCTGGATTCAAATAAGGGTTCTCTATGTCTTCTGGTTGGCAGAATAGCGTAGAAGCACAGACAGGGCAATATATTCTATCTTCTATCTGGGTGTAAGTAGTTGCTATCTCACAGGCACAATTATGACAATGGTAAGCTATCATGGGTCTAGTTTGTTTTTTAGATGCGTTATTATCTTCTCGGTGTGATGTTGATAAAACATATTGAAATCTTCGTATCCCCCGTTGCCTTGCTTCCAGAGGAGAAACAGAACCGATCTGATACGTTGGGCTTGGCTCTTGCTGGTGTCCTCGTATTCACTTTCCAGGTTCTCAAGTATCTTTACTTCCTCTGTTTTGAAGTTATCCTTTTTCATTGCTAGGAATACGAAGTCATTGAGGGTCTTTACAATCTCCTTGACTTGATCTGGGCTACATTCATTTGTGCCAAATGTAAGCTTGAATGTTTTGTCCTTCCTACTTGTGATGTTCTCTAAGATTGCGGGTATTATCTGCATAGCTTTACTTTTGCGTTCTCTGATTTCTCCATCTGCTCCCTGATCTTATCTTCATCCATCCTTAAATCTTCCTCGTTAGGACAGTCGAATGTCCACCTCATCATCCTCTTGTGGGTTTCTTCCCAGTTAGGTAGCTTCTCTAGTTTCGTTGGTTTCATCTTATTAAAGTTCGTATTAAAGCTCTCACGAAGAAGATCAGCCCTATGGTTACATATATAGCGATGATGATTAAGTCTAGTGATTCTTTCATTTAACAAAGGTAAGCATTTTTCGTTACAAAGTAAAGTGTTATTTTATTTCATGCCCTAAATATCTAGTATTTTAGGACGTTGAGTGCATATCATAGGGTCGATTAGCAGACAGGTATAGTTTGGCTGTATCCAATTCAAAAGCAGGTGGTCTAGTTTCGAGGGCTTGTTTAAAAAAGACTCTAGCATCTTAACCACCGTAGGGATTATCCTTCTGTGATATACAATAGCGTGAGATGTCAGCCCGTACTTTAGTAGATACCAGTTGTCGTAGCGTTTCAGGAGCTTCTGTTGAGGCGATGCACCAAGATATAGTAAATCCCAGTCCTCAAGACTGATCTCCTTGTACGCCACCTCAAACGTCTTTAACGGGGTATTAATGAACTTGATGTCATCTCCTAAAATCAGAGTGGTTCGGTCTACCCCTGAAAGGATGTTATATGTGGCTTCAATAAATCCCATGTGTCCAGGTTTTAACCCTTCAACGACTGCCACCCTTTGTTTGAGTCCTATCTTCTCCACCTCGTAAAGGGAATCCATGAGTCTATCTGTTCTCTCAGGTAGGTTGATTAAAAATATATGCTCTATGTGGTTAAATGGATTCATAAGTGCTTTACTAGTTGATCTGTGATCCCTGCTACTATCTTATTGTAATCCTCTACATACTCCTTTAGGGTCTTTATCTCATCTATCCCGATAGTCGTATCAGTAGATATAATCTCAACGGCTCTTGGAAGTGAAACGGCATAAGCGAGATTATTTATGACCTCTTTGCCTATGTTGGCGAATACCTTAGACTCCTTTATATAGATAACTCTGTATATGTTCCATTGGGCAATACCAGCCACCTCTTGCTCTAGGATGTAATCGTTGATTCTTATTTTCATCTTACAGGTGTTTTACTAACCATAATTTCAAACTGTCTCTTACTGTCTTTTTCTTGAACGGGATCCTAAACAACACTTTCACGCTGTTATTGATGAAGTCCTTCTCGTGCCAATGTACCCCCGTCTCAAGCCCCTTGATCTTGATCGCCTTCTCGTTTTCTTCCAAGACTATTAACTCGTCTAAGAAGACTTTTCGCTGTTGCCCTGATCCAACGGTAAACTTTACGATGTGCCGATGGTTTAACAGCAGGGTTTTCTCCGATGATTCTTTTGAATCTCGTTGTGATTTCGTCAATATTAAGTCCTTCATAATCATGTTTTAGGTTTATAAGTTCTTGAGTTACTATTCTCGTTCTCTCTTGGTTGATGGTTTCATCATAGCCATAGGTGTCGGTTACTAATTCAATCATCGCTACCGACTGCTCACCTCTTTCTATCAGAGGTATTAAGACTTCTTTAAAGAATTTCTCTTTCATGTCTCCATAAATTTAGCCTCCAAATGAGTAGCGTCTATTTTGTGTAAGATATTGTTTACCTTATTGCGGTACGTCGTATCCACCTGATACAGACCTTTCACCTGATTGATGGCGTAGCCTACCGTTGCATGATCCCGCCTACCTACAACCATTCCAATCTGCTCTAAGGTCATTGGAGTAAGCATCCTGAGTATCGTTTGTAATACCTGCCTACCGATAACGTGAGGTCGATGTCTTGAAGCGGAGTGGATCTGCATCGGGGATATATTATACTCAGCACAAACCGCCCGAACCATTTTAAACGTACCTCTTTTCGTGGGGTGGTGCTTTGGCATTGGCTTAAATGATAAGCCTGGAACTACATAGGGGGAGATCATCTGCATAGGTATCCTTTCTCTGTTAATTCATCCGTGAACTCTGCTACTAGCCATTTGAAGTCTATCTCCTTTCGGGGATAAGCCACCTTGCTTCTCATATACATATCGTTAGCAGTCCCTTCTCCGTAGGTTATATCTAGATATTTACCATAAGCGTACTGCTCTCCTTCATTAAAACTGTTGCATTTCACACATTGAACATCGGTATTCATTCGGTCAAACCTAGTTGCCTGATGTTGGCGTGGCATAAAATGACCCAGATGAAACTTCCTCCAATGCCCTGTCTTACCACAAGTGCAACAGGTTACTATCCCTTCCTCGTCAGCGTTAGACTGCCTAACCAACAAGGAGAAAAGTCGATCGCTTTCCTTTCGGTAATTTCTTTTGCCTTTCATAGTCTTTCCTTTGTTTTAGGTCGTGTTCTCTCAAAAAGTTATGATACGCTGGATTCATCTTAAACAAATACTGCGGATGCTCCCTTCGCTTTAACTGCTCAACATGGGTTCGATTATGCCGATGTCGCTCCCAGAGTTCAAATTTACACATTTTTCTGGTATTATAAAAGACATCCCAGCCTTTTAATGCTAAATGAAACTGAGCGTAAGGCGAATACGGAATCTCGTTTGGTTTTTTCATAATAGTGTTGTTTGTCTTAGGTATGGATCAATCCTCTTGTTTGCTATATCAACATACTCTTGGCTTATCTCACTACCTATCCAGTTTCTTTTCAGGTGATGAGCACCCTTTGCCGTTGTTCCACTCCCCATAAATGGATCATAAACTAAATCACCTTCATTGCTCCATGAATAGATGTGATCCTTTACTAACTTGACGGGGAATACTGCTGGATGATTTATTTCCTCTTGTAATGAGTCACTTGAGTATAACCATACATTATTCCTAGATTTAAACGGGCT